GCCGTCGGCCGTGCTGCTGCTGGCGTGTACGTGGCCGAGGACGACGGCGTGCTTAACCCCCGCACGGTCAAGGTGCGCGGCGGCACGGTCATCGTCGCCAACAGCGTGAACAGCATCAAGGAACTGCCGACCGGGGCCGACTTCAACGTCACCTTCAGCAAGGCCGACCAGATGCGCGCGCAGATCCGCCGCATGCTGATGGCCGACCAGCTGCAGCCGCATGACGGCCCGGCCATGACCGCGACCGAGGTGCACGTGCGCGTGGCGCTGATTCGCCAGCTGCTGGGCCCGCTGTTCGGCCGGTTCCAGACCGAGGACCTGGCGCCGACCGTCGAGCGCGTGTTCGGCCTGGCCTACCGTGCCGGCATCCTGCCGCCGGCACCGGCCTCGCTGGAGGGAATGCCGTTCAATGTGCGCTACCAGTCCCCGCTGGCCCGCGCGCAGAAGCTGGAAGACGTCACCGCCATCGAGCGTCTGATGGCCAACGCTGGCGCCATGGCAAACGGCGGCAAGCCCGAGGCGCTTGACCTGATCAACGCCGATGAGGCAATGCGCCAGATGGGCAAGGCGCTGGGCGCGCCGGCTGACGTGATCCGCAGCGAGAAGGCCGTGGCCGCGCTGCGCAAGCAGCAGCAGGAACAGCAGGCCCAGGCGCAGCAGCAGCAGGTGCAGGCCATGGCCATTGACGCGGCGCTGAAGCGTGCGGCCACGGCATGACCGCCACGCCCGAGCAGTACCTGCACACGTTCGAGCTGACCAGCGACGGCCAGGCTGTGGCCGACGATCTGGCGCAGCTTTTTGGCGGCCCGATGTTCGACCCGAACCCCTACGAGATGGCCCGCCGCGCTGGCCGGCGCGAGGTGCTGGAGCACATCCACGCGCAGATCTCGGCCGCCGAGCGCAAGACCTGACCCACCAGCGCGCCCGCCGCTCACCGGCCCGGCACGCGCTGACCACACGGCCGGTCGGAGTGCACGATGAATGAACGACACGGCTTCCATCTGGACGCGGTTGCTGGCGATGGTGCTGCGGCGCCCGCTGCCACCGCTCCTGCCCCCGCACCCGCAGCTGACCCCAGCCCTGCTGCACCAAGCCCAGCACCTGCAGTCGCTGCACCAGCTCCAACACCTGCGGCACCTGGCAGCCTGCTGGCTCGCGCCGCCGCAGCGGCTGCTGGTGGACCAGGCGCTGATGCAGCGCCTGGTGGAGATGCGTCAGCAGCAGACCAACCGGCAGCGGTCCCGGAGAAGTACCTCGTCAAGAGGGAAGACGGCACGGTCGACCACGAAGCGACGGCGCTGAAGGTTGCCGAGGGTTACCGGCACCTGGAACGCAAGATGGGCAGCGGCGACGCACCGCCGAAGACGGCCGACGACTACGCGCCCGAGCTGCCGGCGGGCATCACCATGGAGACGTTGAAGGGCGACCCGTTGTTCACCGGATTCCTGAAGGGCGCGCACTCCAAGGGCATGACCAACGCCCAGGTGTCCTACGTGCTCGACGCCTTCGCAGCGCGCCAGCAGATGCAGGCCAGCCCCGAGGCGGCCGAGGCCGAGCTGCGCAAGGACTGGACCAGCGACCAGCAGATGACCCAGGGCCTGCAGCTGTCGCACCGCGCGTTCGCCGCCTACGCCGGCAGCGAGGACGAAGCCAAGCGCCTGGACCAGAAGTTCGGCAACGACCCCGACTTCATCCGCTTCACGGCGCGCATCGGCAAGGAGCTGGGCGAGGACCGGCCGCCAAGCATGGCCATGTCGCCGGCCGAGGCGCTGAACCTGGAGGCGATCTACAAGCACGCGGGCTACTTCGACGCCAAGCACCCCGAGCACGCGAAGTTGGTGGCGCAGGCCAAGGCCCTGAACGAGAAGCGCACTGGCGGGCGCTGAGTTGTCGGGATTGCGACAGGGGCGGGCCGCGACAGTGCACGCAGCCCCGCCCGGCATGGCTGCCGGATACCGGGAAACGAGCCCAGCAGACAGCCATCCGCCGCGCTGATCTGCTGACCGTGCGGCCCCACGTGGACACCCGCGACAGGCGACACGAATCCAAGGAAACGGATCATGTCCACGTCCCCGACCATCACCACTGCGTTCAAGACGCAGTTCCACGACAGCTTCATCCACGCGCTGCAGCAGAAGGAATCGCGCTTCCAGGGCGCGGTGACCGACCGCGGCATGGTGAACGGCTCCAGCTTCACAACCAACAACCTCGGCTTGGTGGAGGCCCGCGAGGTCACCAACCGCTACCAGGACAAGACGGCCCAAGACGTCGACCACAGCACGCGCATCGCGTACATGGCCGACTACGACATCGGCCCGCTGGTGGTCGATGGCTTTGACCTGGCCAAGTTGGTAGCCGACCCGACCTACAAGTACGTGGAGATGCTGGTCGCTGCCGCCAACCGCCGCCGCGACAAAACCATCTACCGCGCGCTGGTCGACGGCGCCATGACGCGCACGCTGGAAGGCGGCAGCGTCACCAGCACCGTGCTTCCGGCGGGGCAGAAGATCCTGGCAGGCGCGTCGGGCTTCACGTTCGCCAAGGTCACCCAGGTCGCGGAAATCTTCCGCGCCAACGAGGCCGACGCGCTGAACGGCGAAGAACTGTTCATGGCCTACAACGGCACGATGGTCCGCCAGATCATGGCCGAAACCAAGTGGACCAGCAGCGACTACCTGGCCATCCAGATGCTGCAGGCCGGCCAGGTCGCCACCAACTGGATGGGCTTCACCTGGATTCCCTACAACCTGCTGGACGCAGGCGCTGGTGGTGGCACCGAGAAGAAGACGGTGGCCTGGGCCAAGTCCTCGCTGCAGTTCGGCACGGGCATCGACGCCAAGACCGACGTGGACATCAACAAGTCCAAGCGCGGCCACCCCACCGAGGTCTACGGCTGGATGTCGCTGGGCGCTGTGCGCCAGGACGAGTCCAAGGTCGTGACCATCGACTTCACGAACGCCTGATCGGAGAACCACCATGGCTGAAATCGACGCACGACAAGTCACGAACATCGAGTCTTCGCCCCGGGTGCGCAATCCGGCCAGCGACTACGGCAAGCTGATGGTGGCCTGTGCCACCACGCCGGCCGCTGCCGCTTGGGCGCAGAACGACACGTTCTCGACCGGCATCATCATTCCCAAGGGCTCGCGCATCTTGCGCTCCGGGCGCCTGTCGCACGGCGTCTTCGGCGCCGCGACGACGCTGGACGTGGGCATCCGCTCCGCAGCTGACGGCACCGTCATCGATGTGGACGGCATCGCCGACGGTCTGGACATCGCGGCCGCTGGCGTCAAGGAACTGGACGGCGGTTCGCTGTTCGCGTCCGGTGTGTCCTACGTGACCACGCAGGACGTGGAGGTGTACGCCACCTTCCTGACGGCCAACCCGACCGACAACGCGCAGCTGGAGCTGGAGATCCACTTCCTGCCGCCGTCGGCCTGATCCGCTTGTCTCCTGGCCGCTACCTCGGCGGCTTTGATCCCCGGGGGCCTTCGTGCCCCCGCTTTTTCTTGGAGTCCTGTGCATGGCCGTGACCGCTGTCACCATCTGCGCGAACGCTCTGATGATGCTGGGCCAGCGCCCCATCGTCAGCTTCGACGTGGCGGTGGACGAGAGCGACCAGGCACGGCTCGCCAACGGGCTGTGGCCCACGGTGCGCGACTACGTGCTGCGCTCGCACCCGTGGAACTGCGCGATCAAGCGTGTGTCCCTTGCCCCGGACGCTGACGCGCCGCTGTTCGACTTCCGCCACCAGTTCACACTGCCCGAGGACTACCTGCGCGCGCTCTCGGTGGGCGAAGTGTCCAGCGGCGTCGAGTTCAAGATCGAGGGTGGCAAGCTGCTGTCCGACCTGAACCCGTGCCTGCTGCGGTACGTGTGGCGAAACGAGGTGCCGCAGACCTACGACGCCATGCTGGTGATGGCGCTGACCGAGAGCATGCGCGCGGCGTTCAGCTACGCCACCACGCAGTCGGGCACGCTGGAGCAGGCGCTGCGCCAGGCGCTGGCACCGTTGCTGAAGCAAGCCCGGGCCGTGGATGGCCTGGACGACACGCCAGACTTCATGGAGCACGCCCCGCTGCTGGAGGCGCGCTACATCGGCACCGGCCCCAGCATGTACCGCAGGGGCAGCTGATGGCCCGCGCGAACCTGAGCCAGACGGCCTTCACCGGCGGCGTGTTCTCGCCCCGGGTGCTGGGTCGGGTGGACATTGACCGCTACCAGACCGGGCTGAAGCGCTGCACCAACGCGCACCCGGTGTTGCACGGTGGTGTGAAGCGCCGCGCCGGGTCGCGCTACCTAAGCGCGGCCCTGTCATCTGCGAACCTGAACGGGTCGGTGTTGGTGCCGTTTGTGGTCAGCCAGTCCGAGGCCTGGATGGTGGAGTTCGCCAACCTGGCCGCGCGCATCTGGAACGCAGACGGCACGCTGGCCGGTGTGACGCTGGTCACCCCCTACGGCCTCAACGATCTGCGCACCATCGACTGGGCGCAAAGCGACTCGACGCTGTACCTGTTCCACGGCAGTCATCCCATCAGTCGCCTGCGCCGCCTGGTGAATGGCACCTGGCTGCTGGACGAAGTGCCGTTCACCACCCGGCCGTTCGCTGAATACGGCAACTTCAGGGCCAACGAAATCACGCTTTCTGCGGCCACGGTGGGCCTGGGGCGCACCGCCACGACGGTTGCCCCCACGTTCCTGGCATCTGACGTCGGGCGAGCGATTCTGTGGAATGGCGGCGTTGCCGTCGTGACCGCATACACCTCGGCCACGCAGGTCACGGTCAAGATCGAGCAGGCGTTTACCTCGACAACGGTGATCGGCGGCCAGTGGGTGCTGGACAGCAGCCCGCAGACCACGTGCACGCCGAGCGCGGCCTCGCCTGTGGGCGCGGCCATCACCCTGACTTTGGGCGCGGATGGGTGGAACACCCTGGACGCAGCCGATGGCGGCGTGGTGCGCATCAACGGCGGGCTGGTACGGCTGACCGGCATCACCAGCGCCACCATCGCCAACGGCGTGATCGTGCGCGAGCTGGTTGGCACAGTGGCTGCGCCTGCACTGGCCTGGAGTCTCGAGCTGCCCGTGTGGCGCAGCGCGTTCCAGTTCGGCCACCCGCGCACTGGCACCGTGCACCAGCAGCGCCTGATCGCTGCCCACACCGAGCGCTTCCCCCGCACGGTGTGGGGCTCGCGCGTCGGCGAGCTGCTGGACTTCGAGCTGGGCACGACCGACGACCTGGCGTTCGCGTTCACCATCGACGGCGACGAAGCCTCGCCCATCCGCTACGTGTCCAGCGACCAAAGCCTAGTGGTGCTGACGGGCAGCGGCGAGTACAGCATGCGCAGCGGCATCGAGTCCGGCCTGAGCCCGACGAACGTTCGCGTGGTGCCTGAGAGCGGGCTCGGCACGGCCGAGGTTCGGCCGGTGACGGTGGGCGACGAGCTGCTGATGGTGCAGCGGTCGGGCCGCAAGCTGCGCAGCCTGGGCTATCGCTACGACTCCGACAGCTACCGCAGTCCCGACATCCTGGCGCTGGCCGAACACCTGGGCGCGCAGGGTCTGACGTGGATGGCTTACCAAAGCGAGCCCGAGCAGATCGTCTGGGCGGTGACCGGCGACGGGCGCCTACTGTCGTGTACGCTGGACCGCGACCAGCAGCCGGCGGTGATCGCCTGGGCCGAGCACAACGTCGGCGGCGTGGTCGAGTGCGTGCAGTGCATCCCGCACGCCGACCGCGACTGGCTGTGGCTGATCGTGCGACGCGTGGTGGGCGGCTCGACCGTGCGCTACGTCGAGCGCCTGGACGAGACGCTGGAGCGCTTGCACCCGAGCGTGAGCGACGGCGTGGTGTACGGCTGCACGGTGGACAGCGGCGTGGTGTTCGACGACGCAAGCGGTCAGACGTCGGTCAGCCTGCCGCACCTGGCCGGGCTGGAGGTCGACATCGTGGCTGACGGGCTGAAGCAGCCACGGCAGACGGTGGGCGCTGGCGGCGCGCTGACGCTGGCCCGGTCCACCAAGCGCGCCATCGTCGGCTTGCCGTTCCGCACCGAGATCACGCTGCTGAACGCAGAATTCCAGACCGGCATGGGCACCGCGCAGGGCCAGGCCACGCGCACCAGCAAGGTCTGGATGCGGTTCCTCGACACCATCGGCGCGCGGGTCACCTCCGGCCGTGGCGCGAACGTGCTGGTGCCGTTCAAGAAGTTTGGCACCGCCGCGCTGGACGTCGCGCCCACGCCCTTCACTGGCCTCGTGGACGTCACGCTGCTGGG